ATGAAGAAGGCATTTCGGGGACGGTGCTCGGAGGCATTGCTCTGGCTATATCTCGTCGTGGGCGGCGTCATCACGTATGCGGGCATGGTCGCGTCCTGCGTCGACGCCTTCCGCGCGATCCGTCGCGCGCTCGGGTTCTGAGGGCGGACCGATGGGGATCACGAACGACCGCGGGCGCTGGTATCTTGTAAAGCGGGTTCCGCGCCGCTTTGAACACCTCGACCCGCGCGTGATCGTGCGGATCGCGCTCCGCACCGATAGCCGGCGCGAGGCCCTGGAGAAGGCGCCCGGCGTCGAGGCCGAGCTCCGGGCGTATTGGGAAGCCCTCGCCGCCGGCGACGCACCGGGCGCCGCGGCGCGGTACGACGCCGCCGTCCGGCTCGCCGAGGCACGCGGCTTCCCGTACCGCTCCGCCGCCGAGCTCGCGGACGGGCCGCTCGACGAACTCTTGCGTCGGTACGAGGCGCTGATCGCCGGCGGCTCGCTCGCGCCGAAGGTCGAGGCTGCGGCGGTTCTCGGCGCGGTCGACGCGCCGCGCTTCACCCTCTCGACCGGACTCGAGCAATTCTTCGATCTGACCCGCGAGCGGACGGTTCACAAAAGCGAGCGGGCTCGTCGCCGCTGGGAAAACCCCCGCCGGGCGTCGGTCAAGAACGCGATCGACGTGATCGTTGACAAGTTCCTCGACGAGATCACCCGCGAAGATGCCCTCACGTTCCGCAAGTGGTGGGTCGACCGGATGGTCGCGGAGGGGATGCAGCCGAATACCGTCAACATGCAGATCGGGCACCTCTCCGACCTTTGCCGGACGATCGCCGAGCTCAAGCGGTTGCCGATCGTCAATCAGTTCGCCGGGACGCGGGTCGAGCAAAAGAGGGGCGGGAAAAGCGAGAGGCCCCCGTTCTCCGAAGAGTGGATCAGGACCAAGCTTCTCGCCCCCGGCGCCCTCGATGGCTTCAATGACGAGGGGCGCGACGTGCTGTTGATGATCGTCAACACCGGCGCGCGCCCGAACGAAATCCTCGCCGCCCCGGTCGAGGCTTTCCGTGTCGGCGCGCCGGTCCCGCACCTGCTGATCCGCCCGACCTCGACCGGCGAGCTCAAGACCGTCGAGTCCGCCCGCGAGGTCCCGCTCGTGGGCGTCTCGCTCGACGCGGCGCGGCGGATCGTCGCCCGCGGCGGGATCAGTCGCTACGCCGGCAAGAATGACTCCTATTCCGCCGCGGCGAACAAGTTCCTGCGCGAGAATGGCCTCATGGAGTCGCCGAAGCATGTCGTCTACAGCCTTCGACACTCCTTTGAGGATCGAATGCTCGAGGCCGGGATCGACGATCGGATTCGGGCCGACGTGATGGGCCACGCCTACGAGCGGCCGCGCTACGGCGCCGGGGGACGGCTCGCGACGATTGCCGGGCTGCTTGCGGCGATCGCGTTGTGAGCGAAGCCCGGGCTACCGGCCTCACCCGTCGCCAGCGTCCGGGCGAGGCAACCGGCCGCGGGCGCCGCTGCGCCGGTAACGATGCGCTAACCATCTTCGGGGTATTTCGGGCTTCCCGTCCCCGGTCGCGAGGTTCGCCGATGGAACACATCCTGCCCTGGTCGCTCCCGATCGCACTGGCAACCGTGATCGGGCTAGTGATCCGGCGTGGCTGGAACCGGCGGCACATCGACGGCTGGCACTTTCGCGCGCGATGGCTCCGCCGATTGGAAGGCGAGGATGACTAGGCGCGAGCAACGCCCATGATCTCGCGCGAAACTGCTGCGCGGAGCTCGGCGAGCATGTCCTCGACGCGCACCCGAAGCGTTGCGCGCGCCTCGATCGCCGCGATCTCGCCCGCCCGCGGCTCGCCCGGGTCGATCCTGGCGAGCATTGCGCCCTGCTCGCCACGGCCGACGTATCGGCCGAGGCTGGCGCCGAGGAACGGCCCTGCGGCACGAAAGAGGATCGGATCGCCCTCGACGAGCGGGCGCCCCTTCCGATCCTTCGCCTCGACCGGCCGAGCGCCGTCGGCCCCGATCGTCCGCACCCGCTTCACCGCGCCGCGGGCGATCGCACACGCGACACCCGCCGCAGGAAAGGACCGGATTTCCACGCTCGATCCGGCAAGGCACCGGATCGCGACGAGGCCCGCGCCGATCGCCTCGACGTGTCCCTCGATCGCGCCGGCGGGACCGTGCGCCGTGACGCGGGCGCCGATCGCGAGCGGGCGGATTTCGTCGGTTTCCATCATGTGACTACTCTAATGGCTGGCGCGGTGCCGTGTGGCACGCGGCTCGATCAGGCGGCGGTCGGGTTCCGGCGCCGGGGTTTTGCAAACCGCCCCTCGGCCGCAAGGCGCCGGGCGCGATCAAGGGCGGAATCCGCCGCCTGCAATGACGCGATCTCCGCGTCGATCCGCTCGAAAAGCGGCAAGGTCGCCGGACCGTCCCGGGCGATCACCGCGGCGGCGACCTCACGCGCCCGTTCCAGGCGGCGGAGGATGATCCGCGGATCGGGGGGCGTCACGACAAGACGGCTCGCACCGCGACTTTCAGCGGGCGCACCTTGCGCCGGAACGTGTCAAGCGTGAGGCCGAGGGCCTGCGCGGCCCGGGTCTTGTTGCACCCGTGCGCGTTCAGCGCGGCGACAATCAGGCCGGCTTCAAATTCGCGCATGGCCTGAGCGTAGGTCTTGCCGGCAACGTCGATCTCGACTTTCATAGCCGCCGCTTCCGGTCGAGCCTCCGAAGGATCGCCGCCGGCTCGACCGCCAACGTCGCTCCCCAACGGCAGAAACGCACAAGGATTTCACCGTCGCGTTCGCCCATGACGAGGCCTCTGACCTGGCCGGCGGTTTCGGTCTGAATGATCACGCGGTCGCCGACGACGAGCTTCGCGGTATTGCGTCGCGCGAGGAAGCTGGCGGCGGCGAGCCGGATCGGCTCGCCCGCGGCCCGCATAGGCGCCAAAGTCGCGGCGGTCGTTTCTGCGCGAATTGTCACTGTCCAAGGTCTCCGTTTCAATTCCGTCGGAAAGTCTTAACGGCTCGACCGATGAACGAATGGTTAATGCACGCCTGAAAAATAAGATGCTCGCCTGATTTAACGGATATCTTTGATGGCCCTCGGCGAGCGCCCGCCCGGTCCGCCACTTTCAACCGGCGCAAAGTCAAGGCGACCGGAGAGGGCTTTTCGGCAGACACCAAGCACCCTGTACCCTGGGGCTTCCATGTAGTTGTGTTCAAAATCCCCAACAATACTGACTCTGATCAGCCACGGCGGCGCGCAGTATCGAATTGTTGTCGTGTGACTCTGATCTTGGTTTCTGATCTCGACCGCTACGAACTCCCCGGATGCCTGTAGTTCAGGCAAGATGATCACATAGTCCCCGCGCGAGAAGCCAAACGGGCGCAAGTCGTCGCCGTCGACGATCCCCAAGGCCGACGTTTTCACCGAAAACGGCACATGACCGCAAGCGACGGCCAACAGGGATCGCTCCGCCCCGCTAAGATCGCCCTGATCGAGTATCGTAATTCCATTCCCGCCCGGCTCGTCCGCGTCGACGGCGGCGTTGCCACCCTCGATCAGTTGCCAGACCGGGATTTCAAGCGCCGTTGCCAGTGCTTCTATTGTTGCCAATCGGGGGGATCGGTCGGGAGTTTTCAGAATATCGTTCACCGCTGACGATGCAAGGCCAGCCTTTGCGCTTAACGCCGCTTGGCTCAATCCCCTTTTTTCTATCCAGAACTCAATGTTCTTTGCCAGCCTCGACATTTTTTGCGGCATTTTATTACTAGATTCCCGTTTTGTATTACGATTTGCATCGTACTCATGGCTTGCACCATGACCCTGCGCGATAAACCCTAGAATACGCGCTCCGTGAAAGGGTTAACAGCCGTAGTCGCTGGAATCGTGGTCGGTTTGCGGCTTCTGTCCATCGGTAATTTCCGAGATTGATGGCGTTCTCATTGATCCCTGCACGGAAGCGCGAATGTCGGACGTTACTCGGGGCAAGCCGATCTGCTGGCGCCCTCGCGCCAGACGTAGCACCGCCCTTGCACAACCGAAAGTTGCAAGACGGACGCGGCTTTGGCTCGGCGGGATCATGCACGCGCACGGGCGGGACACCTGGGCCGACGCGGCGCGGATCGTGCTGGAAGCGATCTGCGCTGATCCGGCAAATCCGGTCAACCGCCATGACTTCACCGAGGCGGATCTTCCGCGACTGCCTCGCCTGTCGGGGCAGCGACACCGGGCGCTTGTTTCGGTCTTCGCCTCGACAATCTGCCTCTATCTGCCGCGCAAGATCCGGTCGCACGTCGAGCACCTGACGCGCGGCACCGGCTGGACAGTGGCGCAGGCAACCGGCGCCGTTCTCGAGGTCGCCCGCCGTCTCGACGACGGGGCGGCCTACCGGCCGGGCGCGCGCCCGTGACCGGCGGCGTCACGCTGCTTTCGGGCGATTGCATCGAGGTCGTGGCGGGTCTGCCCGAGGCGAGTTTCGATGCGATCGTCACCGATCCGCCCTATCACCTCACCTCGATCGTCCGCCGCTTCGGCGCGGACGGCGCCGCGGCGAGCGGGTTCGGCACCGACGGCGCCTTCGCGCGGGCGTCGCGCGGTTTCATGGGCAAGGCATGGGACGGGGGCGATATCGCCTTCCGGCCCGCGACCTGGGCGGCCTTCGCCCGTGTCCTGAAACCCGGCGGGCACCTGGTCGCCTTCAATCATTCCCGCACCTGGCACCGCATGGCCTGCGCGATCGAGGATGCCGGCTTCGAGCTCCGCGACTCGGTCTTCGAGCTCTATGCGACCGGGGCGCAGTGGGCGACGTTTCTCGACTCGCTCTCGCCCGATCAGGCCCGCGGCTTCGCGCGCGCCGTCGCCGGCGGCGGCGGGCCGCTGCTCGCCTGGCTTTATGGAACCGGCTTTCCGAAGTCGCACAACGTCGCGAAGGCGATCGACAAGGCGCTCGGGGTCAAGGGCGGGCGCGGCGCGCCCCGGTCGGCCGCGCACGCCGGATGGATCGCGCGCGGCGCCATGCGGGAAGAGCGCGGCGCCGAGGGCTGGCAACGCCCGTGGATGGACGACCCGCAGGCGGTCGAGGCGGCCGCGCGCGAGTACCTGCCCGGCTCGGCCGAGGCGGCGCAATGGGCCGGCTGGGGAACGGCGCTGAAACCGGCGATCGAGCCGATCGTTCTCGCCCGCAAGCCGCTCGCCGAGCCATCGGTCGCGCGGCAACACCTGGCGACCGGGACGGGCGGGATCAATGTCGACGCCGCGCGGATCGGCGCGGTCTGCGGGACGTGCTCGGGCCGGGTTGCCGGCCCACGCGCAAGCGTGCTCGGCGACGGCCTGAATGGCGGCGGCGCGATCCCGATCGACGCCGGTCGCTGGCCGGCGAACGTCGTTCACGACGGCTCGGCCGAAGTTCTCGCGCGCTTCCCGGTCGACGGCGAAGGATCGGTCGGTCGGTTCTTCTACTCGGCGAAGGCCGACGCCGCCGACCGCCGCGGCTCCGATCACCCGACGGTCAAGCCGCACGCGCTCATGCGCTGGCTTGTCCGGCTCGTCTCCGCCCGCGGCGCGCTGATCCTCGATCCCTTCGGCGGCTCGGGCGCGACCGCCTGGGCCGCTGCCGCCGAGGGGCGCCGTTGCATCCTGATCGAGCGCGACCCCGGTTATTGCGGGCACCTCGCGCGCGCGATCGCCGAGCTCGACGCCCCCGCCCCCGCCCCCGCCCCGGCCACCGGCGACGGTTCCCGGCAACCTGATCTTTTCGGAGGCTGACATGCCGTGTCCAGAGCGCCCGCAAGGGCGCCGTCCTTTCGTGCGCCCCGACCTCGAGGCGCAAAACCGGCAGGTGCGCGGACGGCCGGCCTTCGACGTGCGCGTCATGCGACACGCGACCGAGCTCCCCGACCTTTCGATCCTGTCGATCTCGGAGCGCGCGGCCCTCGGCGCCTGCTATCGCCTCGAGGCGATCCTCTGCCGCGTCTCGGCGGCGCATGTCGAGGCGCGGCCGGCCGGCGTCTCGGCCGAGATCTGGGCGGAGAAGTGGGGAAGCGACGCGATCGTCGCCGAGCTCTCCGCCGCACATTGCGACGCCTGGGCGCGGCGCAAGACCGACCGTCCGGGGGAGGCGGCATGATCGGATATAGCTACTGCTCGGGGATCGGCGCGCCCGAGGTGGCCGCCCCGTGGATCGACTGGCGCTTCGCTTCCGATATCGCCGCGTTTCCCCGCGCGGTCCTCGCGCACCGCTTCGGCTACGGGCGCGAGCCGGGGCGGGTCCTCTGGGGCGACTTCTCCGCCCTGCGGCCTCGGCATATCCGCCGGCTCGGCCTGCCCTGGCCAAGCCTGATCGTCGCCGGGACCCCGTGTCAGGCATTTTCCGTCGCCGGCAAGCGCGGCTCGCTCGACGACGTGCGCGGCAATCTGACTTTGGAGCTGGTCCGAAATGTCCATTCCCTCGCCAATGCCTCCGGGGGCGCCTTCCGCTGGCTCTTGTGGGAAAACGTCGTCGGGGTCCTGTCGATGCGGGACAACGCCTTCGGCTGTTTCCTGGGCGGCCTTGTCGGCGCGGATCGCCCCTTCGATCGCCCGGCCGGGGCGTCATGGCCTTTCGCTGGCATGGCTTCCGGGCCGAAAGGCCGGCTCGCCTGGCGGGTTTTCAACGCTCAACACTTCGGAGTCCCCCAACGTCGGCGCCGGGTCTTCGTTGTGTTCTGCCCTGGAAACGGGGCCGATCCCGCCGGAGTTCTATTTGAGCGCGCGGGGGGCGGAGGGAATGTTGCGGCGAGCGGCCCGTCGCGGGAAGCGGTTGCCGGCGATCCTGCTCGACGCGCTGACGCTTACGGCGAGGGCCTGATCGCCACGTCCGCCGAGGGCGGGGTCGGTTTTCCCTGCCTCACGGCCTCCGCGCTCGCGAAGGGCCTGCACAATCAGGCGCCGCTTGTCGCTTACGATCCGACGCAAGTCACCTCCGCGACGAACCGATCGAATCCCCGGCCGGGCGACCCCTGTCACCCGCTGACCGCCTCGGGCGCGCCGCCGCTTCTCGTCGCGTTCTCGCTCCGCCAGGACCCCGACGCGCACCCGTATTGTCCGCCGCTCGACACCGGCAACCCCGGGCCGGGCGTGGCGGCGCCCGGCTGGGTTCGACGGATTACCCCGGTCGAGGCCGAGCGGCTGCAAGGCTTCCCCGACGGGCACACGGCGATCCCGTGGCGCTGGCGCACGGTTTCGCCCGAAATGGCGGATTGGCTGACCCGGCATTGCGACGCCGCGATCTCGTTTTCCCGGTCGGGCGACCGATGGCGGACCGATGCCGCGCCCGACTCCCTGCGCGGCGCGGCGCTCGGCAACTCGCAAGCCGTCCCCAACGTCCGCTGGATTCTCGACCGGATCGCCGCGGCCGAAGGGATCGCGTGATGGGCTCGGCCTGCGCGATCTGCGGCAAGCCGAATGCGCCCTTCGGCCTTCGCCCCGCCGGGACGCTCCGCGCCCTGCCGGCGGCCTGGCGGCGCTACCTCTGGCATTGCGGCGCGTCCGCCTGCGAGGCCGCCGCCCTCGCGCGCCGGGCGGTCTTCGTCGGCGAGGCGCCGCGCGCGCCCTCGCCCGCCGTGACGCCTGCGCATCGGCAATCCCCTTCCCGTCAACCCGACCTTTTCGGAGGCTGACCCCATGCCCGACCGCACCCCGAACCCGTTCGCCGCCTGGGCGGCAATGATGGTTCACAACCCCGTCGCCGAGATCTGGCGGCGGTTCCTCGCGGAGCTCGGCCGATGACGCCGGCGGCCGCTCCCGCGACCCCGCCGCCGCCCGCCCCCGCGCCCCGGCCGTCGCCGGCGGCCGCTCCGCCGTCCGATCGCCCGGTCTGCCCCCGGGCCGCCGCGCGTGCGGCGCGCGCCGAGGCCCGCGCCCATGTCCTGGCGGCCGTTGCCGCGCTCGCCGAATAGGATCGCCGATGCACATGCTTGAAAGCGGCCTCGGCCGCGACCCCTTCGATCCGTGGCGCTTCTCGCGCTGGACCTCGGCCGGCTGGTTCGACCTTGCCGCCCCGCGCCCCGAGATGGTCGGGACGATCGGGCAAACCGCCCGGCGCCTCGCCCGGCTATGCCGGTTCACCGGCGACGCCCCGCGGTTCTATTCCGTCGCCGAGCATTCGATCCTTTGCGACGAGATCGCCCGCAGCGAGGGCGTCCCGATCGCGTTCCGGCGCGCGATCCTCATGCACGACGCCGCCGAGGGGATCGTTGGCGACATGGTGCGGCCACTGAAACGGCTTTGTCCGGATTTCGTCGAGGTCGAGGCCCGGGTTCACGCGGCATTCTGCGACCGCTTCGACCTGCCGCGCGGCTTCGACGCCTGGCATTGGGATATCCTCGCCCTCGCCTCGGAAAAGCGCGAGTTCTTCCCCGACGCTCCCGCCTGGCCGGGCGTCCCCGACCCCGGCCCGTGGCTACCGCCCCGCCTCGAAATCGACGCGGCCGAGCGCGAGTTCCTGGGGCGCTGCGCCGCCCTGGGGATCGCCTGAGCGCGGCCGCTCGATGCTTCGGCGCTTCGGCGGCGGCGCGATGCACCTTTCCGAGCGCGTGAAGGCGGCGACCTCGCTCCGCGACCTCGCCGAGCGGTCGGGCGTCGCATGGGACGCCCGCAAGTCGGCGCCGGCCCGCGGCGACTTCTGGGCGCCCTGTCCCTTCCATGCCGAGCGGTCGGCTTCGTTTCACGTCGTCGAGCCGGCCGGCGCCGGCGGCTGGTTCAAATGCTTCGGCTGCGGCGTGAAAGGCTCGGCGGTCGATTTCGTCATGCTCCGCGACGGCCTCGGGGTCGTCGACGCGCTGAAGCGGCTCGCCGATGCCGCCGGGATCGACAAGCCCGAGGATCAGGCGCGGCTTGCCGAGCGCGCGGCCGAGCTCGACCGCCGTCGCGCCGACGCCGAGGCGGAGGCGCGGGCGCAGGCGGCGCGCCGCCTCGAGGTCGCGCGGCGGCTCTGGCGCGAGGCGGAACCTGCCGGGGACGCGCTCGCCGCCTACCTCGAGGCGCGCGGCGTCCGGCTCGCGGCGATCGGCGGCGTCCCGCCCTCGCTGCGGCTTCACCGCGCGCTCGCGTTCTGGGCCGAGGGGCAGGATCGCCGGCGCGAACGCCCCGCGCACGTGGGGCCGGCGATGATCGGCGCCATTGGCCGGGGCGCGCTCCGCGGCGTGCATCGGACCTGGATCACCCCGACAGGGCGCGCGCGGCTCGCGGACGGCGCGAAGGTCCCGAAGAAGATGATCGGCGCGACGGGCGCGATCTACGGGCAACCCGTCCGCTTCTCGCCGACGCGCGAGGGGATCGTCGTCGGCGAGGGGATCGAGACGACGCTCGCCGCCTGGGCCGGGCTGCTCGGGGCCGGGCTCGGGCGCTGGGGCGCCGAGGCGGCGCTCTCGCTCGGCGCGCTCGCCGGCCCCGAGGATTGCCGCGGGCGCGGCCCGGGCAAGGGGCCGGCCGGCCGGCCGCACCCCTCGGCGCTGCCCGACCTCACCTCGGCCGCGCCGCACTGGTTGCCGCCCGCGGGCGTCCGCGCCGTGCTGATCCTCGCCGAAGGATCGAGCCGCGATCCCGAAGCCGCCCGCCGCCACGGCGAACGGGCGCTCGCAAAACTCGTCGCGCGCGGGATCGAGGCCGAGTTCCGCCTTCCCGGCGGACGCTGGGACCTCGATCGCGATTTCGCCGACGTTGCCGCCGAATCTGTCGTGGAGTCCCGACCGTGAGCCTGATCGCCGAATTGATGGGCATCCCCGACGCCCCGCGCGAGACGGGCGCTTTGCCGCCGTTCCGGCCGGGCGAGGAAAACGACCGTTGGAACGCCGCCCGGCTGATCGCCGAATTCGGGGCCGACATGATCTTTGTCGGCGGCAAGGGATGGGGGATCTGGGATGGCGCGCGCTATGACTTTTCCGACGGTCCCTTGCGCGCGATGCTTGTCGCCGACCGCCTGCAAGGGCTCGTCGCGGCCGACGCGCGCGCCGCGTGGTCCGAGGAACCTCCCGAGCTCGATATCCGGCGCCGCCTGCAAGCCGAGCTCGAAAAGCCGCGCCCCGAGTTCACGACGCCCGAGGCCGCCTTGCAGGCGCTCCGAACCGAAAAGGCGCTCGCGCTGAAGCGGCACGCGGTCAAATGCGGCAACGTCGACAAGATGGAAAAGGCGCTTCGGCTCATGACCGCGCGCCTGCGCGTGCCGCTCGAAGCCCTCGACGCGGACCCCTGGTCGTTCACCTGCCCGAACGGGCGGATCGACCTGCACCGCGTCGCCGAGGCTGATCTCTGGGCGCTTGAACCGGAGGAACGGTCGGCCGAGCGCGCCACCTGGCTTCGCCCGCACGACCGCGCGGCGCGGCCGACGAAATGCGCCGGCGTCGCCTTCGACCCGGCCGCCGACTGTCCCGAGTGGCGCGCGTTCATCGAGCTCGTGCTCCCCGATCCCAACGTTCGCGACTGCTTTCACCGGAGCATGGGCGCCATGGTTTTCGGGCGAAACGAGCCGCAAGTCGCGTTCCTGTTCCGCGGCTCGGGCGGCAACGGCAAATCGACGGCGGTCAACGCGATTGCCGGCGTCCTCGGCATGAGCGGCGGTTACGCGGTCCCCTGCAAGATCGAAATGTTTCTCGTGACCGGAACCGAGCGCGCCGGGCAGGCGACGCCCGAGGAAGTCGACCTCCCCGGCGCCCGCGCGCTGATCGCCTCGGAACCCGACCCGACCGACGAGCTCGCCGCGAAAAAGATCAAGTCATTGACTGGCGGCGATCCGCGGCCGGCGCGCGCCCTGAACATGCCGCAATTCTTCTATCGGCCGACCGGCTTCCCGATCCTGTCGTTCAACCGGACGCCGCGGATCAAGAACGAGGATGAGGGCACGCGGCGCCGGCTGATCTTCTTTCCCTTCGAGGTCTCGCTTCGCGAGCTCCCGCCCGAGAAACGCCGCTCGCCGGTCGCGGTCGAGAAGGCGCTCGCCGCCGAGGGGCCGGGAATTCTGAATTGGCTTCTGGACGGCTACCGCGAGTTCCGGCACCGGACCGACGCCGGGATCGGCACGCCGCCCGGGATCGACCCGCCGGCGGCGATGCTCGACCTGAAAGACGCGATCCTCGAGCACGCCGACCCCGTGGGCTCGTTCATCGCCGACTGTTGCGACAAGGGGCCGGGCCTCGAGATCCGCACCTCGCAGTTCTACCGCGTGCTCGAGCAATGGGCCGACATGACCGGATCAGTCCTGCACGGCAAGCAAACCGTGACCCGGATCATGCAGGAAAAGGGCTTCGGCAAGCGCAAGACCGGCGGCGGGATCATTCACTGGTCGGGCCTCGGCTGGCAGAAAACCGATAACGTCGCCGCCCTGCTCGAAACCTGCGGCTATGGCCCGCCCTCCGCGCCGCGCGGATGACCTCCCCGCAGCAACCGCCGCCCTCGCCGCGCGCGCGCACGCGCCCCGCGCCCCGATCGGAGAGCCGACCGGGCAATTTGCCCGGTTCCGAGGGCAGTTTCCGGGCGGAAGCGAAGGAAAGCGGTGCGGCGTTCCGCCGCCAAGAGGCTTCGGGGCGGAAGGCGCGCGGGCGAAACTGCCCCGACCGGGCAGTTTCAAAACGACTTTGCCCCGCCTAACCCTCTGTCGGGAAAGATAAATAGCGGTTTGGGCACTTTGGGTAGGTTTCTAACAATGTCAGGAAGGGAGAATACACAAATGGCACTAGGGCCTAATACGAGCGGACGCGAAAACGCCGAAGTTGCCCGAACCACCCCCGGGCGCCGGCGGGGGCGCCCGATCCGCCCCCGGGACGTGGCGCCGGCGCCGGGGGGGAAGGCGCGGACGCCGCTCGCGGGCGACCTCGGCGCCGAAGGGCCGGCGGCGGGCGCGGTCGAAGCGGCCGACGTGTGGATCGGCTCGACCGAGCGTGCCGGCGAGGTCGTCGAGCTCGTCGCCCGCGTCAACCGCCGCGCGGGCGCGCCGATCCTCACGCGTCTCGCCCGCCCGCTCCGCGAGGCAGCGGACGCCTATGCGCGCGCCTTCGAGGTCGTCTCGGCGGGCGGCGCGGCGACGGGCGAGGTCGCCGGCGACAAGGTCTCGGCCGGCGTCAACCGCGAGGGGCGTCAGTTCGGGGCGCTCGGCTGGGCAAGCCGGCTCGCGGAGCTCGACGCCGCGATCGGGTCCGGGGCGATCGCCCTCGACGCGCGCGGGACCTCGATCCCGACCCGCCGGCTCGTCGTGCTCGTCGTCGTCGCCGGGCTTTCGATCCCGCGCGTCCTGGCGAGCATGGGAATGAAACGCTCCGCGCCTCGGGAAAGGGCGATGATCCGCGGGCTCGTCGCTGCCCTGGACCGGATGGCGGACGCTGCCGGTATCGCGAAAACCGACGCCGCCGGAAATTACCGTTGACAGTTGAACATGGGTAGGGTATTCACAACTTAAGGTGGAGTTCTGCGGGTCGAGCACTCGCGCTGCCTCGCGTTTGATCCCCTCACGCTCCGCCGGCAGGCCGCCCCCCTCGCCTGCGATTGCTCGCGCCGGCAAGCGGGGCGGCCCGATCCTGATCCGAAGGCCCGCCCGACCGGCGGGCCTTAGCCGTTTCCGAGGTCGCCTTCGTGGAAATCAATTTCACCCACAACATTCGCGAGGTCTCGCGCGGCCTCTCCGACTTCGCGCAGGCGCAAGTTCCGTTCGCGACCTCGCTCGCCTTGAACGACACCGCCGAGGCGATCCGCAAGAACACCGACAAGGCGCTCGACCGGCGCCTCGACCGGCCGACGCCCTTCACCCGGCGCGGGCTCATGGTCCTGCGGTCGAGCAAGCGGCGACTGTCGGCCGCCGTGCTGTTCCGCGACATTCAGGCGCGATATCTCGCCTGGGTGGAGCGGGGCGGCGACCGCCCGCCGAAGGCGAAGGCGATCCCGGTCCCCGTCGCGATCGACCGTGACCGCTTCGGCAACATGCGCCGCGGCGCGGTCAAGCGCACGGCCGGGCGGCCGGACGTGTTCGCCGGTCGGCCCGGCGGCGGCCGCCTCGCGCCGGGCCTCTGGCAACGCACGGGCAAGGGCGGCACCGGCCTGCGCCTGCTCGTCGCCTTCGAGGCGGTCGCACGCTACGCCCCGCGGCTCGGCTTCGCGGAGGATGCCGCAAAGACGGCGCGGGCCTTCATGCCGGTTGCCTGGGAACGCGCGATGCGCCGGGCGATCGAAACCGCCCGCCGCTGAGGGCTCGCGCGGCCGATGGGTCCTCCGCCACAACCCCACGCGGGGTAATTCGCGCGCGCGTTTGGTGCGGCAAAGTTCGGTCGGCGGCGGCTGGCTTATGGGTTCGGGTTGTGGCTGTCATGGGAAGCGCGGAGGAACGGGCGGGGCCGGGCGTCGAGGCGCTGCGGCGGCTGACGGCCGAGGAAGCCGGGCTCGTCGCGGAGTGGCCGCTTCCGGCGGGCGTCCCCGACGCGATCGTCAACCAGTATCAACTTGCGGACGCGCTCAACGTCTCGCAGACGACTCTTGCCAACTGGCGCCGGGCGGGCCTGCCGATCGAGGTCGAGGGGAAGAACGGGCGCTCCTACGAGTTCCGCCTCTCGATCTGTTTCGCGTGGATGAAAAACCGCGATGCCGCCGACTCGGCCGGCCGTCGCGCGGCGGAGGATGCCGCGCAGCAACTGCGCCTTGCGCTGATCGGGGGCGAGGGGGCGACGGGCGAGCGCAAGGCCCTCAGTCCCCGCGAGCAAAAGGAAACCCTCGAGCTCGAAGTCGTCTGGATGCAGGCCGCGCGGCGGCGTGGCGAATTGATGGACGCGGGCGAAGTCATACAAGCGTTGCAAGCGATCTTCGGCGACTTCCGCGACGGCCTCGACGCGCTTCCCGACCGGCTCGGGCGCGACCTTGGCCTCGGCGGGGCCGCGATCGAAGCGGCGCAAGTCGTCTGCGACGATATCCTCGAAGGCGCCCGGCGCCGGATCGCTGCCGACTTCGGCCTCGACACCGGCGCCGCCGACGCCAATCCGCTCGGGCAAAGGGACCTCGACTTATGAGATGGCGCCTCGACCCCGAGGAAATGTCGATTGACCAACTGATCGACGAGCTCGTCGGCCTGCGGGCGTTCGTCGACGAGCTCGCCGGCGCGGTTCCCCGGATCGACGAGCTCGCGTTGTCGCTGGGCCTGACCGGCCGGGAACGCGCGTTCTTCCGATACCTCGCACTGCGGCCCGGTCGGCTTTGTCCCCGATCGGCGGTTTACGACGGGCTCTATTCGCTCGACGTCGACGGCCCGGACGAGACGATCCTCGCTGTTTGGGCGTGCAAGGTCCGCAAGAAGCTGCACCACGCGGGGCTCGAAATCCGAACGCATTGGGGCATTGGCTACTCGCTCGAAGGAAACCTCGGCCTTGTCAGAGGAACGGTTGCCGCAGTTCCGGCCCGGGGCGCCGCTCCCGCCGCTTAGGCCGGTCGCGGACGCGATCGCCGAAGCCCTGCCGGCGCTGGCGCCGCCGGCGCGGATCAGCATATCGGAGGCGGCGTGCCGCCGCATGGTCGAGGCGGGCGGGCACTGGGTTCCCTGGCGGAACGACGTTGCCCCTTACATGGTCGAGCCGATGGACATGGCGGGCTCGCGGCGCTTCGAGGCGCTGGCGTTCGTCGGGCCGGCGCGATCGAGCAAGACCGAGGCGCTGGTCCTCAATCCGCTGGTTCACGCGATCCTCGCGGCGCCCCGGCTCGTGCATATCGTTCACATGACGCAAGCGGCGGCGCGCGAGTTCTCGATCGAGACAATCGGCAAGCTGATCCGGCATTCGCCCGAGCTCGCCGCCCGGCTCGCCAAGGGCAAGGGGGCGGACAACACCTTCGACAAGCGTTTCGCTGCCGGCGCGCGGCTTACGATCGGATGGCCGGTCGTGCAGCAACTTTCGGCGCGCTCGATCCCGCTCGTCCTGCTCACCGATTACGACCGGATGCCGCAGGATCTGGGCGGCGAGGGATCGGCCTTCGCCCTCGGGCGCAAGCGCACGCAATCGAGCGGATCGCGGGGCATGACGATCGCGGAGGCGTCGCCGGGCTTTCCGATCCTCGACGAGACGTTTCGCCCCAAGACTCCGCATGAGGCGCCGCCCGCCGGCGGGATCGTCGGTCTCTACAATGTCGGGACGCGGGGCCGCTGGTACTGGCCTTGCCCCGACTGTGGCGACGAGTTCGAGCCGGCCTTCGAGCGGCTGACCTACCCGGGCGAGGGCACGCCGGCCGAGCGCGGCGCGGTCGCCTTCATGGTCTGCCCCCATTGCGGCGGCGTGATCGAGCACGCCCGCAAGGCGGAGCTCAATCGCCGCGGGCGCTGGCTGCACGAAACCGCCGACGGCGGGATCGCGCCGCTCGGCGAGGCGACCCGGCGCGCGGCAACGGTTTCCTACTGGCTGCAAGGCCCGGCGGCGGCGCTCGCCACCTGGGCGCAAATGGTCACTCGCTACCTCGAGGGCGAGGCGCAGTTCGAGGCGACCGGCGACGAATCGCTCCTGAAATCCGCGGTCAACCTCGACCTCGGGCTCCCCTACGCCTCGCGCGCCTCGGCCTCGACCGCCGAGCTCGGCGAGGATGCCTTGCGCTCGCTCGCGACCGATCGGGCGTGGAACGTCGCGCCCGAGGGAACGCGGTTCCTCACGGCGGCGGTCGACGTGCAGGCAGGGCGGTTCGTCGCGCAAGTCGAAGCATGGGGCGAGGGGTTGGAGCGAACCGTTATCGACCGCTTCGATATTCACACGCCGCCCGCCTCGGCGCCACGGCCCGAGGGGCGCCGAATCGACCCGGCCCGCTACGGCGAGGATTGGGAGGCGATCATGCCGCTTGCCGATCGGGACTATCCCGTGACCGGCGGCGGCTATGCCCTGCGGCCGCTCGCAATCGTCGTCGACGCCGGCGGCGAAGCGGGCGTGACCCCGAACGCCTATGCGTTCTTCCGCAAGGCCCGGTGCACGCACCCGCGCCGGTTCCACCTGATCCGCGGGCGTGGCGGCGACCGCCCGAAGCGCGCCGAGGTCTCGGCGCCCGAGACGGCGCACAAGGGCAAGCGGCACGTCGCCCGCGACGTCAAGATCATCTGGGCGGCGACCGACCGGCTGAAAGACGAGATCGCCGCCTCGCTTCTCCGCGCCGATCCCGGCGCCCGGTCACTGCTCGTGCCGCGAGGCGCGCCGCCCGAGATCTTCGCCGAATACGCCGCCGAGCGGCGCGATCAGGCGGGACGCTGGGAAAAGCGGCCGGGCGTCAAGCGAAACGAGGCGCTGGACCTGTCGGTCTACAACCTGGCGCTCGCAATCGTGCTCGGCGCCGAAAAGCTCGATTGGGCACGGCCGCCCGCCTGGGCGATCGCCGGGCCGGAAAATTCGTTCGGCCGGGCGGTCTCGAAGTCGGTCGACGATCCGGGCGCGGGGACGCCGGCCCCTGCGGCGGTCGAGGCGATCGCACAACGCAAGGCACGCCGCCCGGTTCCTCGCCGCCGGCCGGACCTCTCGGGCTGGTAACGCTCACAACCGGAGTCTGCTGCATGGCTTATTCGCTGAACCGCGTCGATCTCGTCGGTAACCTCGGGCAGGACCCCGAGCTCCGCACCTTTCCCGACGGCGGCAAGATCGCGACCCTCTCGATCGCGACCACGGAACGCTGGCGCGACAAGTCGACCGGCGAGCAACGCGAGGCGACCGAGTGGCACCGGGTCGTGATCCGCAATCAGCATGTTGCCGATTGGGCGGCGAAGGCGCTGCGCAAGGGGCAAACCGTCGTCGTCTCGGGCAAGCTCGCAACCCGGAAATGGCAGGATCAGACCGGCGCCGACCGCTGGGCGACCGAGGTCGTGGTCTCGGGGTACAATGGGACCCTGATCCTGCCGAACGTTCGCGCCCCGGCCGGCGACGGGCCGGATAGCGAGGCGAGCGGCACCGCTGCGCCTGGCGGCCGCGGCGGCGCCCTCGACGACGAAATCCCGTTCTGAGGTCCGGCCGCAATGGCAACCCATCCCGACCATAACGCCGCCGTCGAGGAATGGCGCCGGCTCGCCGCGTCGGACTTCGCCGCGATCTCGCCGCCCGACCCCTCGACCTCGACCTCGACCCCGGCCGCCGCCGGCGCGTCATTCATCGGCGGCCTGATCGCGGCGATCCTCGCCGCGTTCCGGCGGCCCCCGGCCTGAAAGGCGCCCGGATCATGCCTCGCAATCCCGCCCCGCAGGCGGCGCTCTACGCCGGCGACGCCTGGGCCTGGACCCTTGCCGCCGACCCCGCCGCCTATCCGGCGGAGGCCGGGGTCGCGCTGCGCTACGCGCTCGCCCCGGTCGCCGGCGGCGCGCCGTTCCTGATCGCCGGGGCGCTCGCCGGCGACGCCTTCGCCTTCGCCGCACCGGCCGACCTGACGGCGGCTGTTGCC